GTCTCAAGAATCATTTTAACAACATGTCTATCAACCAAATATTGGGCTGCAATTATTGGATCAGTGTCAACATAGAAGATGTTAATTTTAGCCTCCTTTAATTGATATCCTCATAGAGAGCGTTCACAGTTGCAATCCAAGTTACATTACTAGTTTCATTCCAAGTTTCATTCCAAGTTTCATTTGTCATCATTCGCGGCACTTTTATTGCCGTTCAAATGGACTCTAATTTCTTCGATGATATCTTTTAGAGTTCCCGTCATGAATTTTTCATCATACCAATCGACAACTTTCCTGAGAAGATCATCAGTGTTTGCTTGATTATCAAGTTGTTCCATTATTTGATTCCTTTCTTCATCTGAAAATTGAGTCCAATTCTTGATTTGATACAAAGAACGGCCGCATCCGGAGCAATGTCCAGATACGACCGCACATTTCTTCTTACAGGGACTTTTCATCGTTCCGCCATAGAACGAAAATCAGAAATATCTACTTTGTCCCAATCCGCGTCAACGCTCGACGAGACCGCTCCAGATGTACCGAAAGTAGACTCGACTTCATCTTTCTTAAGCTTCGGCTTCTGAGGCGCCTTAGGGGTCTTCGCCTTCGAGGGCACTTGTACTGCCGCCGCTGGCTTAGAAACGACAGGCTTAGAAACTGGAGCAGGATTCTTAAGATCGCTGGCGCGCCGCTCGGTAGGCTTCTTGGTAACCTTATTGGAGACGCCGGTGTAGGTGAACTTATCCACCGTGCGGCCAGACTTGTGAGTGACGATTTCATGCCCCGCCAGGCGGAGATAGAGAACATACTTAGAGACGTACTTTGCCTTACCTACAACCTTTTCGATCTGAGCAGGAGTCAGTGAACCTTCCTTGACGAACAGTTCGAAAAGCTTAGCTTCGATAGACATTCTTAGTTCCTCATTTTTGATGATGTTAAAATTTGCGCTTAATGTAACGTTTACTTGGAGCCGACTCCCGTCAAGTAGACTGCACCATATGGTCCGAGTCCCTTGCCGTATGAGTATTTGGCATCAAAGACTGTACCGCGAACGTGCTTGGCGGGTACCTTCCATGAAGCCGACTTGTAGATGTTTCCGCCGAAGTCGAGGAAACAATATACCGAACGGCTTCCGAATTCAGAAGTCTCGACAATTCGAATATATTTGCGACCTAGTTCAGCAGATAGATTGATCTTGAATTCACGATCTTCCGTGATGACCTTAGACAAGAAATTGAGAACCTCGTCCAGGCTGACGGTGGTGGTAGAGTTTTCGTTCTGTTTGAAGACGATTGTCATTCGCTGTTTCCTCATCTGATCTTGAGATAAGTATAACACATTCCATCACAGATGCAACAACTATTTTTGCATACCTGGGCTGTCAGCTATGCACTTTAGACATGCCTTAATCTCTATCTCATTGATATTCTTATAAGAATTGTGTATAGAAATCAATGAGATAGCCCAAGCTATAATACCAATAGTTGCACACGTTAGATTTTGCATCTTCCAGTTTTAGCTCTTACAAGTGTTCAGTTTAGGCTTCATCGTTTTGATTAATGAGCGTTCAATTTCATGCGCAGCCGTCTTGCCGCGAACGACGTTCAGTACTTCAACTTCGAAACGGTCTGGTCCGTATTTTCGAATTGCTTCACACAACTTCCACGTCTTAGACTCGGCCAGTGCGCGCTGGACGTGCTTCTTCCAGCGGCGGCGGATGCTCTTGGAGACGTTTCCTTGATCCACGTATGTCACACCGATATAGACCAGCGTCTTCACCTGGAGCTTGTATACCAGGTGCAGGCGGTCAGAGCGGCGCTTGCGTGCTTTTTTGATCATGTAGTCATTGTAACAGGAACTATGGTAGGTGTCAAATGTTAATTTTGCATGGCTGGTATGCAGGAATGCATAGCTGAAAGATGAATGCCTACGTATAAAGATTGTCAGTATACGTAGGCATTCAGATGTAATTATGATCGACTCTGTACTGAGTAATTAGTTATCGTCTAGTGTTTCGTTGTCTCCGACTGAATTCCAAGCTTGCTTCCAATTTCGAACTGGGCGACGGCGCGGTGACTGTTTCTTTTTCCCAGTCTTTCGTTCTCCGTATTCATCGTCCTCTTCATCATCATATGATTTTCTGCTCTTGGAATTCTTATATTTGTCGTAAGCCATGATTATCAATCCTTTTCGGATTCCCTTTCTATGTTATGCTGGTAGAATGTCTGGAAACGCCTTCTTAACAGTGTCAAAGGTGATACCTTTGTATGCCGATGAATTCTTCAATAGCATATTGGCATATACCTCAGCTTCTCTTGATTCCATAGCTTCCAGAATTTGGATCAAGATTTCTTCACGTCTCTTTGGTGTCAGGTTAACCGTTCGAGGTTCTCCTTCAACAAAAAGGTACGCTCTATGAATTTCCTGATGGATAGTCGAATATCCCATTCCAGGGGGAGCATCGGACTTTCTGTACTCAGGAATTTTGGTAATTGTAAATTTAACACGAGGATCAAACATTCCCTTCAGGACACTTTTGAGGGCATATGTTTGATTATATTGGAGAACAAGAATGGCGTCTTTCTTTGATTCCGATCTTGCCACTTCTTGGAAAATCTCATAGATATTTTTTAGCATTTATTTCATTCTTTCTTTCAAAATTCATCAGCAACAGATAATAGATTTTTCATTCCTTTTGTCATAAAGTACGTCAATAGACGATCTCTAGGAGCTGGTGGTGTGGAATCGTAAGCCACATTTATATCTTCTACTATATTAGCAGGAATATAGTCCATGTCAATCAAAATCTGATTCCTTGAATATCCTCTTTTCATAGCATCCGTAGTGCAAAACGACTCAGGAGTAGGCGATGCTAGCCATTCCACAAGTTTCTTGCTATTTATAGTCTTCTGTCTCTCTCCAGCAACAAATACTGAATCGGATGACAGAAAATTTGGCACTCCGTCTCCACGATCTCCTCGAATAATATGTTCCCTAACATACTTTTCAGGATCATCTGTGTGGATAAAACGTTTCATAATCGGACTATATTGCGTGATATTCTTGGAATGTTTTTGAAGCTGCATAAAGTCTTTGTCGGAACTTAGGATTAGAACTTTTTCATCTGCGCAAAATCGTTTAGTAACGACCGCAATGATATCATCAGCTTCCGCTCCATTTACATCAAGCACCTTGTACGGAAGAAAGTTTTTCATTTCCTCTTTGATTTTGGCAGATATGTCGAATATCTTGGACCAATCAATAGCTGATGCTTCACGATCTTTCTTCCTGTGCGCCTTATAATATGGAAAGACTTCTTTGCGCCAATAGCGTCTAGAGTCGCAGCAAATCACAACATTTCGGCCGTAAGTTTGCCCGAACTGTCTGATATACGATCTAATGGAATTTAGGATAATGTGTCGGATCAAATTTTCATCAATGTCGGAATTCTTTACATTAGAAGTCATATGCATCATGATATTTGAAATAATGATTTGATTAAGATCAATCAAAATAATGGCACTTCTCCTTATTGCGTTGTTTCAGGCTTAGTCTCAGTTTCTACAATTTTCACCTGGTCAAGAATTTGTTGAAATGGATGATCGAGTTGCAAGGCTCTATATACTGTCGCTGTTACAGTTAGAGCGAGAAAATTGAAATCATTCGAAAACAGAGGAGAGTCTGTATTTAGTCCGGCGGAATCGAAATCATTCATCAAAGCCGACACAATCTCTGCTGAAATCGATTCCGCCAAATTTGTTATTCCTTGAGTCTGCACTTTTTCAATCAATTCGTTATTTACTACAGGTGGGCGAACAATCTTAGATGATGGAAAAGGAATAATGTTCTGTGTCATTTAACGATCCTTACTAGAGTTGTATCGATATTTATGCGCCCAGTAGCTGTCATCTGTTTAGTTTTGACAGTCTGCATGATCTTTTTGAGTGATACTTTTCCTCCATTCTTGATATCGGAAAGAATTTGAAGAGGCTTTCTAAGCTTTTTTGCCATAGAAGATGTATCATCAAACCCTGTCAATGTCGATCCCTTGATGGATAGTCCTGCAGGTCCCATTGCATTATAGACTGCCAGCACTCGTGTTTTTCCATTGAATACCCACAATTGCTGAGCACCAATAATATCGACAGGATTGGCACTTTCGATTCCATGTGTCTCATCTTTCTTAAGATACTTTAGCTTTCCTACCAATACAGAAGCAGGCTTTTCCTTCTTCTTTCGTGGCTTTCTCGTAGCCTTGATTACAGTCTTTTGTGTCTCGGCTGCAGCCACGATAGACTTGACAAATTCCATATATTTCTTGAGTTCTTTTTTCTTTAGATGATCGTATCCCTCCTTGAGTTCAGGGTCCTTTCCGGAGTGAGCACTTACAAGTTCAGCATACAATGGTCCGTAATATTCACCAATGACTTTAGCTACCATTGGCTTGACATGCATTTTAGTGAACCATTTAGATGCATCAAAATCAGACTCTCCATTTTTGATGAAGAGGTCAATTTGATCCTCGAGGTCTGCAATCAAGGTAGAAGCGTAATTTTCCACTCGCTCCTGAACAGAGACGACCTTTTCTTGTGTTTCTTCCTTCTTAGCTTTTTCTTCTGCTTTTTGGGAATCTACAACTTTTTTGATCAGGACGTTCAATTTAGTGACTGTACGTTCCACAATCGAGTCTGGCAGATTGCCACCTCGAGACAGGATTCTACAGTTCCATCCTATATTGTATAGTTCATGGGCTTCAATCTTTTCGATCAAAGCTCTCTTTTTCTTGTCCTTTGAAAAGTATGCCAAGACGAACTTCTTGGCATCTTCTGCTACATGAAAATGACCGTACCAATTGTAAGCATGAATAATGTCGATATTACCAGGAGTCCCAGATAGATCCGGCTCATCTCCATAGTGCTCTCCTTCATATGAAATTCGACCTTGTTTAGCTCTTTTCGCCATCTGTAGCTGCCTTTTTGATGTCTTCAAACTTCATTGCCGCGAAGTCTGTAATCAAAAGAACACCGAATTCGGTTTCTTCTGCATTGTCTATTTGTGATGCGATATCGGACGCTTGAAAGAAATCAACAACTGGAGGAGACTCGCGGAAGAGTTCAAACAAAGACTTCATTCCACTTTGTTCATTCCAAATATTTTCTATCGCGAAAGCTTGCGCTACTCTGTACTCTGGATCACCATTTTCACCAAGAGACTGTAGGATATATGTACCGGAATCTAATGACATTTTGATTATTTCCTTTTTGTGAACTTAGTTACTGAGTCAACGCGGAATGATCTCCATTGATTGATATCAATGTCAACGACCGCAATAACATCAGGATTAGTTTTTCGAGTCTTTTGTTCCATCTGCTCTGTGCCATTCAAAAAAACAGGAGGAATTTTTTCTTCGAGGAGAGTGCATGCCATGTTTCGCACCGTTCCGTCTGCCTTAGTGAATGTAACATCAACAATACTCTCCTTGAGAGTCGCGATCATGTCATTCTTATCCATCTTATTCTCCATCTTCCGTTTCGAGTTCATTTAGATGATACATCAATGATAGTCCGATTATATCGATATGAGCACCAATAATATCATCTGCATATGCGTTGATAGCTCTTAGACCTTGGTATGCAATAAGGGATATGATGACTGAAAATATCGTGGCAGTAGTTAGAGCGGATATAGGAATAAACATAACATACAGAATATTCATTATCATTGCTAGACCTGTTGCAGTCTGCATGAATTCCAAACATCCTAGAAGAATGTCCATCAACAGCAATTGATTTTTCGAGTACATATATTTCCTCAGCTTTCTATCAGCTTGTGCCAAGTATATATCGAATTCTCTGGCTTGTCAAGCTTTTTGTTTTTCGGCGCGGATTTCTTGTAAACGTTCCTGTACAGCCATTCCAATTTTTGCTTTTCTGGATGATGGTGAATCCACATTCCAGTGCAGGAATCGAAGTTCTGTACGAAAAATTTATCCAACACCTTGTTGCCAGTCTTAGTATCCTTATTTATTTTGAGACTGAGTTCATCAAATTCCGCATCCGACATAATGGGATCGGAATGAAATTCATATGCATACGCCGCCACGGATAAACGAATCCTATGGCGGCGCTCATTTTCGACTTTCGTTGGTTTATATTTTCCGACCGAGACTTTTTTTGTCATCTTCATCCGTGACGTACATATAAGCTCCTTTGTTTGTATAAGGAGCTATCCGAGATTTCTTTCGTTCTGCTTCCGATATAGCGTCTTGCGACTCTATGACATTACGCTTCCACTTATAGTCGTCTAGTTCTCGCCTGACGCCATTAGATGGTATCGTATTAGATAGCTTAGCAGAAGGAACTGGTACTGTCAAGTCAGGAAAAAAAGACTCGGAACCCTTAAGGCGAGTCTTTTTCTTTGATCGAATGGAATGCTTTAATAGGAACTTTGCATGACTTTTTTTTGCAGCGTCAAGCTTTTTGGAGGTCATGCAAAGTCCATAGAGGATCAGAGTTCAAAAAAGACTTGGGCAACCAGCTCTGTGCGGGCTGATCCCAATACATATGCGTTACCCACCAATTGGCAAGCTCAGCATAAGTCATTTTCGAAAAATCTGGAGTGTTGACTAGCCCCAGATATTCGTGTTCCTGCCTGCATGATTCCATCAGGCTCTCTCTGTCACCGTGCATGAGGTCATCGAGTGCCTGATCTTTTGACATATGTTTCACGATTTGCTCCTATTTTAGGCTTCATACCATTCGAGTGTTACACCAATAGCATATCCTACCATATCATGATCTCGAAATATTGTAAATTCAAATCCCTTTGAACGTCCGAAAGAAATCGCATCTTCTAGGTTTTCAAAGATTTCTTCAGCAAGATATGCTGAATTATTCCACCAAATTTCAAACATGAGAGGATGTCTCCTATGACCACATCTTGAATATATAATACTCAAATTCGTGGAAAAATGCAACTGCTATTTTTGCATACCAGTCATTCACCGAACGCATAGCTATTTTAGATGTGTATGACGTATCTTAGTAGAAATCCATTCATTGTAATAGGAATCAAGTAGAAGGCAGTCTCTACTCAAGATTTCTTTAGATTCCAGATAAGAACACCATCCCTTAGACTTGCAGAGATGAAGTATTTCTTTTTTTATACTATGACCATCTTGAATATCTTTATTAAGCTGCTCATTTGACCCAGTATAAGTTACCCAGTCGGAAGTTATTCTGGTTTTCTTTTTCTTCTTATTTTTTTGATATGTTTTAGATTTGGTAAACAGTTTACGACCTACATATTGTTTACCATTAGTTAGATTGGTAATAATGTAAACAAAACCAACATTATTATCAATCATATCCTCGCTGAATTCTTTTCCTTCATATAACCACATAATAAATTCTCCTAAAATATCATTCTAGGAGAATACTTAGCATACTATTTTAGACGGGCAACTTTGTTGATCTTGATACTGTCAGCATTGTATGGAATATAAACATTGTGGTTTGTTTCTTGTCTCATGTTCACTCCACCATTGTATCGCAAACCGTCGAATCCATTTTTGATCAAGTGATCTCTCGCTTTAGCTGTTTTTGTGCCGCCCTCAGATAGTCCCCAAAACAATTGGTGACCCGAAAGACTTGTGTTTCCTCTTTCAAGATCGCCTAGAATTGAGTTTTCATTGTCCATATTTCCAGCATGAAGAAGACCAGCATGTTGAGCAAATTTTCTGGTATCCTTAGGAAGAAGACTAGTTAATTTATTTCCAGTGAAGACATGATCAACATCAAACACGTTAGACATGGCTAGAGTGGTATGATAAAGGTGAGGAGTTCCCGTAGTCTTTGCCGATGATCTGGCATATGTTTCAGCAATAGGTTTAGAGTCGGTGAAATACCCTACTCCGCCACCATAGAAGTCGTTAGGAATTTTAGCATGAACTTGACTGAACTTATCAAACTTTCGTCCTCCTCCATGATAAGCATCAACATTTACTGGATTTCTAGATTTTATTTGAGACTCGAAAAGATGTTGTTTGAATTCTTTCATTTGTGTACTCAAAGTAACACGACTGCTGAAATGTTGGCGCGACTAACGCTAACAGATTGAGGATGATTGCAACCCACAACCGGGCAGAAAAAAACCTGTGTGGCTGTTGCTCTAAAGTCACGATTACAAATTGAGCAAATATTAGACTGAACTTTGTCGGCGGTAACTTTAGATTTCATTCCGTCTTCAAACCCGTCTCTGTATCCTTGACGATAATCATTATTCATTGTCGTACTCCTCATCGTCGTCTATTTTAGTCTTTTCTTGTTCTGGAATTTCGGAACAGAA